TATTTATCTGTTCCAAAGCCATATTTTCTAATAAGATCTTCTACGTGCGCTTTTGGGTATTTTTTCTTATATTTTTCTATAATATGTTCCCTAGCTCTTTTAGTCATATCCTTTTTCATTTGAGCGGTAACCCTCAATCCAGGACTAGATTTAATTTTTTTTCTAACTATTTTCTGAGCCGCACCAGCTCTTTGCTGTGACCTTGATGGTCCCTTACCTTTTTTGGCAGTGCTTTTTGGTTTACTATATGCCATTTTATTCTCCTCTCAAGAGTTTCAGTTCTATCATAATTCCAGCTTTTTGTATAGCCAATTCTTCTAGTTCACGTTTGTAGATCTCTACTGGATCCCCTTGAATATATGTCACCAATGTAATACCTTTATATATCTCTTTACTGTATTCGATCATGCTTAATTGATCAAAAAAGTCATTATTTACGTCGTATTGGAGGCCCTTATCCTTATAAAAATCCTTGTTTGAGTAAGAATCTAGGCTAACGACCTCCTTAAATATATCGCGTGGATCTATGGATACTTTAATTTCTCCTACATTCACGTCTTTAATCTTAATTTCTTTGCTGACTTCTATGTTCTTGGTTGTAATTCCTCCCTCGTCAGCGACATCTGTTTCTGTAATTGACTCTTCTTCATCCTCAACAGCCTCAGGTGAGCTCTCTTCAGATTCCGGCTCTTCTTCCACTGTTTCTTTATTACCTTCAGAAGATTCTTCATCCTCTTTGGGCTCTTCCATAGTGTCGTCATTTTCAGCTACCTCCATTTCTTCTGCCTCTTCACTAGGCATTTCCATAGTATCTTCTTCTGTTTTCATCTCCATGTCAATAGTTTCTTCTTCTACTATTTCCATTTCTTCAGGTTCTTCCTTGACTTCTTCCATGTTTAATCTATCATCCTCAATTTCCATTTCCACAAATTCTTCTGGCATTTCGTAAACAGAAAATTCTTCTTCCATTGTAAAACTATCATCAAAATAAAAATCTTCTTCCCATGTAAAATATTCTTCTTCGAAAAAGAATTCTTCTTCCCATGTAAAATCATCTTCAAAATCAGGAATATTTTCTTCTATGCTTTCTAAATCTTCTGTAACATCCTCATCAATTAAATCTATGTCAGTGTAAGTCACTGATAATGTTACATCATCTATATCAGGTCCTAGGTGACCAGAGGTATATCCTACACCTACATTTTTTATAGTTACTTTTATATCAAAGTCAGTTTGTGTGTTAGTTCCTTGCACATATGTGTCAGTGTAGTTGTTGTACTGGTTGCAATTAGAAAAACCACAGTCTGCTGTTGGTATAATTCTTGTTTGTGTTGTAACACTACCATCAGCTCCTGTTATTTTTTGTTCTAAAGTTACAGTGTTGTTGTAGTTGTTCCAAAACCATATGTCAGCACCCATTGTGCTTGAAAACCCATTTTGTATTTCTTTCTGGTTCATTTCTGCATCCGTTGATAACGTGACGCTTTGGGATATTTCTGAGTCTACACCCGCTGCAAAAGATCCACCAGGTGCGTTGTTAATAGTTCCAGAACCAAGATCATCATGATGGTTGTCATATCCTGTTACATCCCAACCAGTTTCGCTGTACTGTGTGCCAGTACCAAAAGTTGAGTTGTTAAGTATATTTCCTGTAGTTACTTCTACGCTATTCGCCGTGCATGTTAACAGGCACAGTGTCAATAACAGGCTCGATATTGTTAACTTCATTTTCTTCCTTTAATGTAAGCAGTTCTAAAGCAATTCTCTCTGCTTCTATTCTTTCTTCTTCTACAGCTATTCTCTCTGCTTCTATTCTTTCTTCTTCTGCAATTTCAGCGTCTATTTTAGCAACTACTTCTTGTTTCGCTAAATGTTCCTCATAATCAGGCCTAAGTTCAGGGTATTTTTTCCACATTTCCGCCGCCTGTGGACCTATCTTACCCTGGTATGGGCAAGGAGTACCAGCAGCTTCCATTGCAGCAAATACACGTTTATCTTGACACAGTACAGCAACACTTGCAACTTTCATGCCGAAATCTTGGAGGACCTTGGCTAATTTTATACGCTCGCAGTTTTCATCGACTACGTGCTTGCCCCCCGAAAAGCCAATGACCCCACTAGAAATAGAACCACTAATACCCATAGAGCAAACATCTTGAGACATACTCGAATATGACGGGGAGTTAGCTGATGGAGGTGGTACATCTGCCCCATTGGAAGTAGATGTAGTTGTCGTTGTTGATGTTGTTGTGTTCGTTTGTCCGTCGTTATTATTCGTGGTAGTACTCTCATACCCACCCGTGATATTTGTGTTCGAACCTGATGTATTAGTTTGCGTATTTGTGTCATCTGCAATTACAGGTTTAGCCCATATTGAGACTAAAATCAACGTCACTAATACTGTTATAATTTGTAGCCAAAACTTCATTCGCCCTCCAGGCTATGCGCCAAATTTCGTTCCTTCGTAATTCATACCTTCTATAGGAAAGGCATCGAAAGGCAAGCAAAATGCATCAATTTTAATAGAATCTTTATATTCTTGAGATCTATCCTCATACATATTTAAAAATTCCGCCTGTGCATCCACGCACTTTTCTTCAGTTGGGTATATTATTCCATTATATTTTACTGAAGGTGCATTTGGTGCTGACAATAATATCAGCATAAACCATATTTTAATCACTGTGTCCCCTGAAATAGTTTTTTTCAGGGTGGTATTGTAACCATTTTTTAAATTTATACCAGATATTTCTGATTCTTGTTGCCATTTTGTTCTCTTTTTTAATGGGACCCTCACTGCTCGAATGAGCAGCAAAGAGAGTCCACTGGGTGAAATGAAGTTGAGAATTTAGTTATACGTTACAAGGCGTTACATGTAAAGTTTTTTCTTGACACGTTTTTTGGCGGAAAACCTGTTAAAATAATGTTCTTGTAATGTTTTAATAATTATGTTATAATTAGTTATACAAAAGAAGAGTATATCAATTGCAATTGATATATCCTCCTGGCTGAACAACAATCGCAAAGTTGTAAAGCATAGGGCACCGGTAACAATGTCCAAATGGATTAGGGACTGGAGTTTTAGTTCTGAAGTACTCGTTAAGTTTAGGAAACTTGATTTGTCGGGAAAAGGTTGAGGGTGACCACAAGATAATCCCTCGGAGGCTTTTGTTAGAAATAAGATATGATGAGTTTAAAAGCATACAATACATGGTTAAATAAAGCCAGGAAGGGTGACCGCGTTACATATTACCGTGGATATCTAGTTGAGCCATACTTGCAACCTATTTCACCAACAATTGATCGTGATAGAGTTACAAGATTAGGTAAAGAAGTAATTAAAACTTACGATGCTAATTTAGTCACATTGGTTCAGAAGAAACATGCTAAGTTTGACTATGAGTATATGGCGGTGCGCAAATGATTTGGGCATTGTTTTGGTTCTGTTTAATTCCTATTAAATTTTACTTTGCATATGTAATTTTAATATGGATTTATAAAACATGGTTAGGGATATGAGAGATACAACTTGGTTAATTATTTTTGGCTCAATTTTAGTTATTATATTTATATTATGGACAACTTAGCAAGAGCAATTAGAAAAATTGATGCCTACAATAGAGGTAAAAGAGTTATGGTTACTAAGGTAGCAACCACGCTATCTGCTGATAAACTTAAGAACAAAAAATATTTTGATAAGGATGGAATATTAAAAACTTTCATTCGCGTCAAAGCAACAGATATAGGTGATTTATGAGTGACTTTGATAATTACATAATGGATCACTATGAATCCCAGGAGGAAAATATGGTAGAAGAAAAAAAGCCACGTCTTACATTAGAGGAAGGACAAGCTTTATTAAAAGTATTATTAAATGATGTTAAATACGGACCAATAGGGTTGGTAAAGGCAAAATTAAAGATGGAAGAAATAACAAAGAATATACAATATCCAGTTAATGATATAGAAAGATCAATAAAAGATAATGGTTAAAAAACCTGATTCTAAATTACTGGAGCTTGAGAAGAAACAGCAGAAGCGCATCGAGGATTTAAAAAATAATCCTCGAAAGCAACAGTATGTTCAAGAAGAAAAATTTAAATTAGGACAGAAAAAGATGGAGGAATTACCTGATAACACTAATCCTACTGTTACATTTGAGCGTCCACAAGAAGGACAAATAGAAAAAAGAATTGGTGGGATGGATACATTCCATGTTGAGAAGGGTGAAGAAAAAAATACCTATCAAATCACAACTAAACGAGAGTTAACTTTTCAGTACATGATTCGTGCTAAGAGTGAAGAAGATGCAATGATTAGAACACTACGCTTTGTTAGTAAAGATGGTAGTGGGCAGCGTGAAGACGTTAAACGTCCAATGTACGCATCTAAACCAATAATCCGTGAGTGGATAGAAAGTATAATAAAAATATCATGAACAGTACTTGCGAATTAAAAAAACTAATCAAAGATATTGTAAGAGAAGTACTGAGAGAGATTAAAATGGAAGCTGATGAATCAAAATGGGACAAGGAACTAAAAGAAGAAATGGAGAAAAGCTATGGCGGAACAGATCCAGACTAAAAATTTAGAATGAATATAGATTTTTGGCATTGGTGGATTTTATCCATGGTAACTATTAACACGGTAATTAATTCTATTGTTTTTATAGTTGGGCGTAAATTTAAAAAGGTAAAAAAGAAATGAAACTACCAGGCAAAGTAAAAATTGGGTACCAGGATATAACAATTGAGCGTGAAACAGCAACGTTTCAGAAACAATCAGATTCCTACGGTGAATATGATCACCGTAAGAACGTTATAACTATACAGACTGGATTGTCCCCACTTGATGAAGCTAATACAGTAGTCCATGAGGTATTGCATGGTATAGCGTATATCAATTCGCTCACCGCCAGTGGCCAGCCGCTTGACAGTGAGAACAAGGAGGAGGTAGTTATTAATCAATTTACAAATGGCTTGGTACAAGTACTTAGGGATAATGAATGGCTATTAACATATTTGAAGGATAAACTTAAATAATGAAAGAAATAGAAAAGAAAACTTATGAGATCAATCTATGGAAAGACAAGAAGATTGTCGAGAAAGTTGTTAAACAATTTGAGAGTGAGGATCAAGTGTTAGAATATATTAAAGAGAATTTTGATAGACAACCTGAACCACAGTATCCACAATTAGACCCAGAGCGTGGTTATGTAAGGCCAAAAGCTGATGATCACATTATTACGTGGTCTAAAATAACTACATATGTTAGAAAGAGAGCTCCAAATAGAATGAAATTGGATGAAAAGGAGCAGGAACTAAAGGATACACTGAATAAATCAATAACAAAAGAGGTTATTGAAGAATGGGGTAAGGAAGAAATGCTACGCATGGTTAGAAAAGAGTATTGGTCACACCCTAATGCTAAGGGACAAAAGGATTATAAATAGGTATTGGCGCAGTATTATGGGTAATATAAAAAAAAAGAAGGGTTTGACACCTAAACAAATGAAATTTCTTCAAGTAATTCAAGCATTTATCGATGCGAATGGCTACTCGCCATCGTATGAGGAGCTTAAACAATTAAATGGTATGAAATCTAAGAGTGTTGTGCATGGATACGTACAAAACCTAAAAAAGCGCGGATACCTTGATGATATACCGTATTCTAAGAGAAGTATTGTACTACTATGATTGGTATTGTATTGTGCGCTGGATGCTAAAAAGTTTTTTTATTTTTTCTATCCCGGGATTTTGCCAATACCGTAATACCAATTCCCAATTCTCTATATGGAGTAAGGGATACCAGGTATTACGGAGGTATTACGAGTTCATGGTAAAAGGGTCAAATTATTGTATTTTGGAGGTAAAATGAGTGAAAAAGACATATATAACAATAAGTTAAAGCGGTTAGAAGAGGTAGGCCTCCGTAATACCATCCGTAATACCAGAGATATGGCATTGAAACACCCACGAGGTGAGGATGGATTGACTGATAAACAACGAATATTTGTTGAAATATTTGTGGCTAATGAGGGCAGAATGACTCCAACAGAATGTGTAAGACAATCTGGGTATAAGAAAGAACGTGCTTCAGTGACAGCATCTGAGTTATTAAATGTTAACAAATTCCCACGTGTTGTCGCTGCAGTGAGGAAGAAAAGAAATGAGCTTGCTGATACTCATAAGGTTGAAATGAGTAAACACATACAAGAGCTTGCTAGATTACGTGATAAGGCACTTGGGGATAAGTCTCATAGTGCTGCAATTAATGCTGAAAGATTACGTGGTCAAGCTGCAGGATTATATGTTGAACGTAAAGAAATTAGAACAGGATCAATAGATGATATGTCACGTGATGATGTATTAAAAGCATTAAAGGAATTAGGTTATGACGGAGAAATTAAAAAAGAGGGTAATCAAACTATTATTCAAGTCGAAGAGAAATCCAGTGGCGAAAGAATTAAAGACATCAGCCCAGTACAAACAGAAGATAGTAAAGAGCAAAAAGAAGTATGACCGTAAAGACGGAAACAAACTTCTACAAGAGTTTCAAGAAATGTTTGGAAAGTGGGACTGAAAAATACATAATAACACGTATTGAGTCTTACGTCACGCCAGGATTCCCTGATTGCTTGATATACCATAAAGATATTGGATTTTTTACTGTAGAATTGAAAGTAGTGCGGCGTAATAAGAAGGGTATTGGAAAGGTAGCAGTTTCACCTCTACAAATAGCTTGGAATACACTCCATGCAGCCCATAATGCCCTCTCATTTATCTTGATCTACGACCCCGGGAAGAGGCTCACTAAACTCTTTCCAAGCGCCAAACTCCTAGAACTCCGTGATAATGACTATGACTCAGTGGACGGTGACCTGTGGACTGGTGTGCTGGGCCCGGGCTGCAGTTCAGAGTTACTGAAACTCCTCAAACTCCGCAAACTCCCCTAATATATGAGGTCATTGGTCGGCGGCCCTCTGCTGGTTCTGGAGCGCCCGGCGCGCGCTGCGCTGGTCTTTGGCAGCTGGAAAATAATTAAATGAGATGTTGCATTGTGGATAACTTTATGGTATAATACAATTAGAAGTAGAAGTTGAAGATCAATGTATTAGGAATTAGTGTAATGCTAGTGATGTACAATCGTAAGGTGAAAGTCCTAATGAATTTCTACTTCTAGAAATAGAAACCATAAGGAGTTAAAATGGATAAAGACTTAATACACGTATTAGAAAGAATTGCTAATGCAATAGAAGAAAGTAATGACACATTAAGTGCTATTGCTCATCACTACGACAGCGTTGTTCCAGTAATGAAGCGAAATCAAGTTCGTGCTGAATTACACGCAGAAGAAATGGATCGAGGATTTGCACAACAAGTAAAGGATATATTTAGACCACAAGAGAATTAGGCAAACTCCCCAAACTCCATAGATATCCACAGGTTGTTGATAACCTGTGGATAACTCGTGCTGGCGCCCGGGCGCGATCCTTCTAACGCAAACTCCCAAACTCCTGACATATTGGCAGATTTCCTAGGTTTTTGGTTTTGACGGCAGTAAAGCACCGGGGGCGCGCCGGGATTTCCTTGACAAACAGAATGGCTGACTTCCGCCAAAATTTAGGGTTGACGAAGCGTGGATGAGCTGGTAAACCTGAAGGTAGAATGAGAAAGAGAGGTACATATGGACTGACTAACACTATTTATACCAGTAAAATTGGCGGTTTTCTGCCTAATATTATACTGGGCAGCTCGGCATTACTTCTGAGCTGCAGCCCGGGATTCCAGGCAGCTGCAGCTGCAGGATCCAGGCAAACTCCCAAACTCCCCAAGTTCCAATGATGCAGATTGTTGGACCTTGGGGTTGGGACGCACCGGGCGCGCCGGGAGTTCTTTGGAGTGAACTGGAAATGTTATCCACAAGAAAAAGAAAGATTGGGTTGAGATGAATTACATTTGATGATATAATGATGATAGTTAAAGCATGATGATATAACTTCTTAGTTTAAAGAGCTTTAACTAATATGGTTACCAACCGAGGCAAGATAAACGGAGATATTCGGCTCTTGCCTCACAAACTCCCCAAACTCCCAAACTCCTTGATTCGATCATTACGATTAGTTGTTGTCCAGCCCGGGCCCGCACGGGCAGTTCGCTTCAGGAAAATAAAGTTCAATTAGCTATTGCATTATATTAGAATTTGGTGTACTAATTGAATTAGAAATAGAAAGGTATTATATGACTAAATCAATGTTTCACGACATAGTTAAACAAGGTTTCTTTAGTATTAAATGGCTAAAGAATGACGGCGAAGTAGGACACATTAAGACAGGTATCATTGGTAAGAATGGCTATAGATTTACCAAGAATGGTGAAGTAAGAGAACACCCAAATTACTTACTTGTATTTTGTGTTAGTAATAAAGGTAAGCACGGATGGGCAAATGTTAATCCAGACACAATACTTGAAATCAATAACGTAAGTTATCCACAATGAATATGATAACATTAATAATAATGGTTTCAATTATGTGGGTTATTATGTATAGCTTTATTATAACAATTAGTTAAACAAGGAGAAATTAGAATGACTAACAAAAATGAAATAGTACCAGTTAAGTCAGTTAATAATATTGACATAACACCTGTATTCAATGAGATTATAGAATACGCAAAAGATCAATCAGCACTTGGTAGTCTTGAAACTATTATTAGTTCTGTTCCAACTAAAGATAGTATGGACTGGAAACTAATTAGTGGTGTTCTTATGAATGCCACAGTTGAATGGGTTGTTAATAACAAGGACAATGACAATGTCAATGCGATTGAGTTAATAACACACTTACAAAAAGACGTAGGGTATCTACTAAAGAGATTAGGTTTAGCTTCATAATATCCTTGTTGCTAGTAAGAGGGGCTACTAAATGTAGCCCCTTTTTTTATGCCTAATACACAAGATGTAGTGGTGCGACAATTTGTCGCGCCCGGGATGTAGTGGGTGGTTGTGGTTGGTGGTACTACATGTAGTAGGCTGGCGCCCGGGACACTATAGCTCCGAAGCTCCGGACCCCCCAACCCCCCCCTTTTTCGAAAAGCATGCTTTGAATTTTGCGGAGGCAAGTTTGAGAGTGACAATGAACCAAAAAAACGTTATAAAAAATTTTAAAAAAAAAATAGATGACTCTTCTATGAATAATTTAGGAAAATTAGACACACAGACTTTAAAATATCTTTTAAAAAGTAAAATCCTTGAGAAACAGGAAGCATCACAAAAAGATTTTTTAAAATTTGTAAAAACAGTGTGGCCCGAGTTCGTTGAAGGAAAACACCATAGAATTTATGCAGAAAAATTAAATCGCATTGCAAATGGTGAACTTAAAAGGCTTATTGTCAATATGCCACCAAGACATACAAAATCAGAATTTGCATCACACTTATTTCCAGCATTTTTTATGGGTAGGCATCCAAAGGCCAAGCTCATCCAAACAACGCACACAGGCGAACTAGCAATCAGGTTTGGACGTAAGGCCAAGAACATGATAGAATCAACAGAGTATGAAAGAGTTTTTCCAGACGTCAGGTTGGCAGCCGATTCAAAAGCTGCTGGACGTTGGGAGTCAAATCATGGCGGTGAGTACTTTGCTGCTGGTGTCGGTGGTGCTATCACTGGTCGTGGTGCTGATTTGCTTATTATTGATGATCCTCATTCGGAACAAGACGCTCTTAGTCCTTCTGTGCTTGAGTCCCATTATGAGTGGTATACTTCTGGCCCTCGTCAGCGTTTACAGCCTGGTGGTGCAATAGTACTAGTTATGACTAGATGGTCTGTTAAAGACCTAACTGGAAAGCTACTAGAGGCCCAAGGTAAAGACGACGAAACAGACCAATGGGAAGTTGTAGAATTTCCTGCCATTATAAAAGATAAACCCATGTGGGGAAATTTTTGGTCCATGAAAGGATTGCAAGGCGTCAAGGCTTCCATCCCACTAACCAAGTGGCAAGCACAGTGGATGCAGCAGCCTACTTCCGAGGAAGGTGCACTTATAAAACGTGAGTGGTGGAAAACGTGGGAGAAAGAAAAGATACCACATCTTCAATATATAATACAATCATATGACACGGCGTTCTCTGCAAAAGAGACTGCAGATTTTAGTGCAATAACAACGTGGGGTGTATTTACACCGAAGGAAGGTGACGCGCCGGCCTTGATCTTACTCGATGCAAAAAGGGGAAGATGGAACTTTCCGGAGTTAAAATCAATTGCACAAGACGAATATAAGTACTGGGAACCTGAGGCAATCCTTATAGAAGCGAAGGCGAGTGGTTTACCGTTAACTCATGAGTTGCAAAAGGCAGGAATACCTGTTATAAATTATACACCCTCAAGAGGAAATGATAAACACTCGAGGGTAAACAGCGTGGCTCCTTTGTTTGAATCAGGAGCTATATGGGCGCCCAAAAAAACGTTCGCTGAGGAAGTGATAGAAGAATGCGCAGCATTTCCTTTCGGCGATCACGACGACTACGTGGATTCTACCACGCAAGCACTAATGCGTTATAGACAAGGTTATTTTATTGGGTTAAAAGATGATTATGAGGATGAGGAGAGTGTCAAGATTGGCACGGGGAGAGAATATTACTAATGGGCACAAAAGTAGCAGAAGATTTAAGGAAGAAAAAAAGTGAAGGGACAAAAGTTTCTAGAGATCTAAGAACTAACCCTCAAACATGGGGTGAGTATTTTCAAGATAGATGGGATACACTTCCAAGAAGAACTTCAGATAAGTTTGAAAGATTAGGTAAATGGAAAGACGACTTTGATAATCTTTATGCCAACTATGGGCCTATACGAGAGCAAGACATGCGTGATCAATCATGGGGTAGTTGGTATTCACCGCGTGAAGGATTATACGATTTAACTGGTTACGATTACGGTGGAAAAATTTCCGATACTGCAGCAGTACCACTTAACGCACTTTCAGAAACATTAAAATTTACAGGAGCAGCATTAAAAGGAGTTCCACAATCATACAAAGGATTTGGTAAAGGTACAGGTTACGGTTTTGATATAGCGATGGAAGGTATGCTTGGAACACCAGCAATGTATGAAGATAATCCAATGCGTCATACGTATAAAGATTTACAACCGTATGCAGATAAAGCTTGGGATAAGATTGATGATCTAATGACGGAAGATGCAGAAAGATTAATAGATGAACAAGTAGATGCGTATGCAGATTATGATACGTTAAAATATGAATATCCTGAAATGACAAAGGATCAATACAAAGCAGAAAGAGAAAGAATAAAAAACATGATAATAGCAGATAAATATTATGGTCAAGTAACTAATATAGCTGCTAAAAATTATGTAGATGATATGATGGATCAATACGGAATTTATAATCCTGACTTATTACATGGTTCATCCATGTGGAAGGATATGGAATACATGGGAGAAAAAATGGATCTTGGTGCACTTGATCCATTAAAAGAATACTTTATGGATTTTGGTAAAGATAAAACTTTTGATTATACATCAAAAGACGCACAAGAATATTTAGCTACACCAGAATTTCTAGGAGAAATGGCATTTGGTATGGGAATACCCTCAGCTGGTAGAGCTGCATTAAAGTACGGAACAAAAAAAGGAATACCATCAGTATTGGAAAGAGTAATGTTAGAAGCATTACCAGGAACACTTAACCCTAAATTTAGTGGTGGGTACAGATCTACTATGAAAAATCCGTGGTTAAGAAAACCAATTAATTTTCTAGATGCTTCACGTAGTTATGGGTCACAGTATTTTGCACCTATGGTTATTGGTGAAATGATGGACGACTAATGTTTGCAAAACCTATTTTTAAATACATTGCTAAAAAAGGAATGACTAAAGGGTATACCCCTAAGCCCAAAAAAGTTTTAGATTATTACGAATACGAAGGAAAAAAATTCTCACCTAAAGATTTAACGCGAGTACAACGAAGAGGAGAAAAAGGAAAACTTATCACTGGACTTATACCACGTCAAATAGAAGAAGCACGTATTGCTGGTGTAAATATTAAACCTTTAACAAAACCTACAAAACCAAAACCATCTGATAAAAAACTTGAAGCTCTTAAAAAATATGATGCGTTATCTGATGATGAACTTCGTTATTTAACCGAAGAACAATCAAGAGCAATGGGTGTTAGCCCTGAAATGTATTTAGCTCCATATAGACAAAAAAGATTAGGTCCAGGACTTAATTACGGTGTTAAAACTAAATTTACTGATGAAATGGGAAAACCAGTTTACATGACAAAATACGGTGATGCTGTAGAAGAGTTAACTTCAAAAAATACTCAAATAGTTAAAGATACAATGTTAAAAATTAATAAAGCTATTGACACACCAATAAATGCAGGGTCTAATTTAATTAGACATTTAGGTAGAATGCTTTCTCAAGCAAAAGCACAAAAAAAAGTTTCACAAGATCAAGTTATACAAAAATTTTCACAATTAGATGCTCCTTGGTGGGGTAAATTTTTATCTAAAAGAGGAAGGATTAATAATAGAGAAATTGCAAAAGCAAAAGAACTTGGAATAATAGATAAAAATGAATTGTGGGAGATCAGTCATATAATTAAGGCATCTGATGATCCAATGAAAAGTTTTGATAAGGACAATGTATTTTGGTCTATGAATAAACAAAATCGTGATATAAACAGAGTACAAGCTCCTATTCATGGTTTTGAGGAATGGTATGAAAATATGTTGGGTGACAGAATAAAAGGATATTATGGCTACGCCGGCGGCGGACTGATCAAGAAAGGAATAAAATCACTTCTTGATAGTACAGCATTCAATCAATCAAGAAGAAAATTTTTAAAACAAGCTGGTGCCACAGCTGCATACACAGC